CCTTATGTAGATACTGAAGGTATTTGTCAATAATGCCAGCATCAACAATTTTAAGTTCAGTTAGACAACCTTTAGCAACTGCTTTATCTAGCGTTGCAGGAAATGTTTATTCATTTGTTCCTGAAACTGTTATTCCACCAGCAGTTGTAGTTGTTCCTGATAGCCCATACCTTGAATTTGATTTAATCAATAAAGCGGTTATTAAAACTAAAATTAACTTTACGATTACAGCTGTAGTTGCTTACAATAGCAATCCAGCATCGCTTGACAATATCGAGCAACTTATCATGAGCATTCTGGCAGTTATTCCAAATGGATATATTGTCGGATCGGTCGAAAGACCAACAGTTACTACTATCGGTGCATCAACAATGTTGATTGCTGATATAAGAGTTTCAACCTACTACACACAGACTAACTAAGGAGCAGAAATGGCTACCACCGTCATCACAGGTCGGGATGTTACCTTCACAATTGGTGGTAACACATTCGACGCACAAGCAACAAGCGCAGTCCTAACTGGCACAACAAACCGCCAGACATACGAAACTTTGGATGGCAAAGCCTACAAAGTAATCGACAATGATTTCACACTTGCTGTTGAAATGTTGGCAGACTGGGGCGCAGCAGGATCTCTATGCGAGATTCTATGGGGCGTTACAGAGTCAGCACCAAACACAGGCATCAACACAGTATTTACAGCTGCATCAGGCGCAGTATTTACTTTCCAAGTATTACCATCATGGCCATCAGCCGGTGGTGCAGGAAATGATGCACAAACAGTTTCTTTGACATTCCAAGTAATTGGCGTGCCAGCAGAATCATTTAGTTAAGAAATAGAAACGGGAGCAAAAAATGAAGTTACCAATTACAATTGAATATAACTCAGGCGAGCAAGCCACTTATGTAGCCCAACCGCCTGAGTGGGCAAAGTGGGAAAAGCCAACTGGTCACACCATAAGCCAAGCAAAAGAAAAACTTGGTATGTGGGATCTAATGTTTTTAGCATATAACGCACATAAGCGCGAAGCTGCTGGAAAGCCAGTTAAACCATTTGATGCTTGGATGGAAACAGTCGGCGATGTAATAGTCGGTGATGCAGACCCAAAAGTCATCCAGCAGGAAGCCTAAACAGATTATTGGTTGAGTTGGCAATAGCCACACAAATTCCAATGAGCGAATGGGTTGATTCAGACGACATTTTAACAGCTATCGAAGTATTGGAGCAGAGGTATGGCAAGTGAAACAATCGCCTACAATAAAAAAGACCTGCGCGATATTTACAAGGCTTTCAAACTTATGGATGACCAAGCTACTGATGAAGCACGCCGTCAATCTGCTGCTCTGGCGTATTTTGCATCTGAGGAAATTAAACAAGCAGCTGGACAAAGAACAAAGGCTGGCAAAGTTGCGCAGAGAGTCGCGGATGGCGTTAGCATCTCTAAGTCAAGCAAGATCGGTGAATTCAGTTATGGATTCGCACGCCAGAAATTTTCAGGTGGTGCTACTACGCAAACCCTATGGGGTGGCATTGAGTTTGGTTCAAATAAATTCAAACAGTTCCCTGCATATTCTGGGCGGTCAGGTCGTGGATCTCGCGGATGGTTCATTTATCCAACCCTTCGCAGAATTCAGCCTGAATTGATTAATAAGTGGGAAGAAAGTTTTAATCGCATCATTAAGGAATGGATCTAATGGCAACCGGTAATAGAACTTTAAAGTTATCAATCCTCGCCGATGTTGATGATCTAAAAAAGAAGTTAGGCGAAGCCGACAAGGTTGTCGAAACTAACTCAAGTCGAATTGCAGATTTTGGAAAGAAGGCTGCTGCTGCATTTGCCGTAGCTGCTGCTGCTGCCGTTGCCTATGCCAGCAAATTAGCCATTGATGGGGTCAAGAGTGCGATAGAGGATGAGCAGGCACAGTTAAGGTTAGCCAACGCTCTAAGACAGGCCACAGGGGCAACAGATGCCCAAATAGCGGCAACTGAGGACATGATCCTTCAGACTAGCCTTGCAACTGGTGTTGCCGATGACCAATTAAGACCGGCATTACAGAGATTGGCAGTATCTACAAAATCAACTGAGGAAGCTCAAAAGTTATTAACCCTTGCTTTAGATATTAGCAAAGCATCAGGTAAAGATTTAGAAACTGTTACAAATGCTTTAGGTAGAGCACAGGATGGAAATGTTACTTCACTTGGTCGATTAGGTCTTGGCTTATCAAAGGCTGAATTATCAACTCTTACATTTACTGAGGTTCAACAGAAACTTGCTGATCTTTATGGTGGCGCAGCAGCTACAAATGCTGAAACCTTTCAAGGAAAGATCGATCGCTTAAAAGTAGGATTTGATGAAGCTAAAGAATCACTTGGCACAGCCTTATTACCTGAGATTGAAAAGTTTATTGGATTCTTAAATGAAACTGGCATCCCAAGCCTAAATGCTTTTATTGCAGGATTAACTGGAGCAGGTGGATTAAATCAAGGATTTACCGAAACTCAAAGAAATGCAGAATCTTTTGGTAGAGCAATTAGTGTCGTGGCTGGAATCATTTCAGGATTTATTACATTCTTGCGTGAGGCAATTGGCTTAGTCGTATCTTTAGCCAATGAATTAATCAGAGTTGTAAATATCATTCCGGGTGTCAATATAGGTTCATTACCTAATCCAGCACCATCAGCTAGTAGATCATCATTACCTAAAGTGCCTAGTTCAACCGGTAATTTTGGCGGTGGCGGTATGGGTCAAATAACAAACATTACAGTTAATGCAATCGATGGCGAAGGTGCTGCAAGAGCCGTTGCAAAGGTAGTTAATCAATCAGCTGCTCGAAGCGTGCCATTATTTACTGGTAATGGTATTAGACTTCAATGAGTGCTTTTACACCTGACTGGAAACTAACTGTCGGTGGTGTTGATTATACTGACATAGCAATAAGCGACATTCAGCATGAAGCAGGTCGCACAGATATTTACCAACAGCCATCACCATCATATTGCTCAATTACCTTTATTGCTTTGAATGGTCAAACCTTACCTTTTGACATAAATGATTCATTTGATCTACAAATCAAAGACTCAACTGGATCTTATGTAAGTTTATTTGGTGGCGACATTACCGATGTGACTGTTGAGGTGGGTGCTACTGGATCAGCTGCAACAGTTGTTCAATACACACTTATTGTTATGGGTTCATTAGTTAAGTTAGCCAAAGAAATTTGGGATGACAACATTTCTCAAGATGAGGATGGCAACCAAATCTATGAGATTCTTTCAAGTGTATTGCTTGGAACTTGGAATGATGTGCCATCAGCTACAACTTGGGCAACTTATAATGCAACAGAAACTTGGGCAAATGCAGTTAATTTAGGATTAGGTGAAATAGATACTCCGGGTCTTTACACAATGCAACATCAGCCAAGCACAGTTGATACGATTTACAACATTGTTTCAGATATTGCTAATTCAGCCTTTGGATATATTTATGAAGCCAATAATGGCAACATAGGTTATGCAGATGCAGACCACAGGCAAACTTATCTTTTAGCCAATGGTTATGTTGAATTAGATGCGAAGCATGCTTTAGGTCAAGGACTATCGACCATTACAAGATCGGCAGATATTCGCAATGACATTTATATCAATTACGGAAACAATTTTAATTCACAAGCAACTGCCACAAGTGCAGAATCTATTGGCTTATATGGCTACAAAGCCGAAAACATTAACTCTGCTATTCATTCAGGTGTAGATGCTCAAGAGGTTGCAGATAGATACATTGCTCAGCGTGCCTTTCCGTTGGCAGCCTTCCAATCGATAACCTTTCCAATAACCAATCCTCAGATTGATAACAGCGATCGGGACAACCTGTTGGGTGTCTTTATGGGTCAGCCATTAAACATTCAAAACCTACCAACTCAGATCTCAAATGGGGTCTTTGAAGGTTATGTTGAGGGCTGGCGATGGAGCACAAGGTTCAATGAATTATTCCTAACCATCAATCTTTCACCGGTGGCATTTAGCCAAGTGGCGATGCGCTGGAATACTGTGCCGATTACCGAGGCATGGAACACAATTGATCCAACTTTGACATGGGAATACGCTACAATCGTAGCCTGATAATAGGAGAAAAATGGCAACTACTACAAATTATAGCTGGAGCACT